TAACATAAGGATCCCCGGGACCGATAATTATTTCCCACTGCCAAAAGGTTTCTTAGGGATGGTATTTGCTTCAACAGTTGAATCGGCACTTGACTTTGCAGCAAAAGACGATCCCCGGACAGCACAATCTTTGGCAAGAGAATTGTTCAAAGACTTTTCTCCAATAAGCAATGTCTCAGAACTTATTCCTTTTATAGTCAGGCCAAAAGTGGAAATGGTGATGAACAAAAAGGCTTATACAGGGAAACCGATTATTCCTGAAACACTGGCCATGCTCAAACCCGAAGAGCAGTATTTTGAATCAACGCCAGAAATACTCAAGTCAATTGGCAATGGAGTTGGTATTAGCCCCTTGAAGATGGAGCATTACATAAAGAGTTATTTTGGCGGTGCAGGGATAGGAGCTGTCAGGATAGGTGATGAGATACTTCAGGGGCTTGGCTTGGTAGAGTCAAAGCCGGATGATCTGTTTACCACATTAAGCCGTATGCCGTTTACAAAAGCATTTGTGACAGAGACACCTATTGGTCCGTATAGTAGTTATGTATCTGACTTTTATTCCAAGCTTGATGAGATGGAGAAGCTTAACCGGTCTTTTAATAATCATGTCATTAAAGAGGATTTTGAAAGACTTGAAAAACTTATGGCCGAACCAGAAAATGAGGATTTATTCTCTTTTTATGAAGGCAATAAGACTGCCATTAATACATTTCGGACAACGATGTCGGGTATCAGAAACACGAAGATCGCTAATTTAAAGAATGACATGATGACCAATGTTGAGGCAAGGAAAGAGAATGACCGACTTGATATGGTTATTCACGAAACAGCAATAAGGTTCCGTGATTCATGGGAGGAGTTTAAGAATGGAGGCGATGGGTATTTCGATTTCAGCAAAGAGATGGATGATGTGATAAAGAATCTAAAGGTAGATAAGGCCGAAGTAAACGAATCTTTGAAACAGCAAAAACTTCTTTACAATCCTTATTGGTTAATGCTCCGGGAGAAAGATGAGAAGGTCTGGGGATTATTAAAGGAGTTTGACGGATTTAAGGAAATAAAGCAGACACGCACCATATCAAGAGGTCCGGAGAAAATTGAACTATCTTTGCAGCAGGCAAGGATATTCAATGAAAAGCTTACGGAGGAATATGGCAGGGCAGTCAAGTCATTGGTTGGGACTGATCCGCGGAGTTATAAGAGCAAGAGCGAGAACATGCAGCCAGGGACGGATAAGACACAGCTTGAGCACCTATATGGAGTAGCATGGGATCAGGCAATGGACAGAGTAGTTGGAACCTTTAAAATAGAGTAATCATGAAGAAAGCAGAAACAATCATTATTATCGTGGCATTGATCGCATTATTGGCAGGTGCGTTCTATGGAGGATACAAATACTATCCGAAGAAGAACCCGCCACCAGTAGTCACCGTGGACACCTTTTATATTAAGGACACCACAACACATTCAATCCCGGACGTACCACCGGAGTATATTGTCAAGTGGAAAGACCGGTTAGTTAGGGATAAGGCATGGATCGATTCAATTGTTGCGGCAAACCAAGTGGACACTTTTAATATAATAGCAGACTTTTATGATCTGTTCGTATATGAAAGGGCATGGGGGGACAGCCTTATAACCGTAAACCTTATTGATACCATAAGCCAGAATATGCCAATAGGGAATATTTTTGAGTATAAGATTCTCAGACCGCAGCAGGTAATTGAGCAAAAAACCTATTTTAACACTAATTACGCCCGTTATGTCTATCTTGGTGTGGATATACCGGCCACAGTCAATTCGTTTAACCCAGAGCTTCTCTATGCGTTCAAGAGGGGATATGCAGGGGCCGGTTATCAGTCAAGCCAAAAAACTATATCTTTAAAAGTAGGAGTAAAGTTGTTTCAGATGCGTTGAGTTGTTTTTTTCATTCTTCAGGGTTGGAGGGGACTTGTAATGGGTCCCCTCTTTTTGTTGAAAAATAATTATGTTAAAATATTTGTTAATTAAATAATTTAATATAATTTTGTGGTAATTATAAAATCAATTGTTTTATGGAATTAATAGAAGTGGCAAAGTCTGTCGATGTCAGGCTTGTTAAGACTGATCCTGATGTCATAAAGAAAATAGCAGAAAAGACCGGGATTGATATTTTGAAGATCAAGCAGATGATGAGGTATAACATTTTTACCATAAATCAGTTTGCGGATCTTTCTCAGCTTTCCCTTTCAACCGTGAATTATAAGACGAGGCCGGCATTGGTAAAAGGTATTCTGACTTTCGAGTTAGATACCGTATATCCGTTTCAGGATTCAGAGAATGGTGGCCCAAAGTTTATTTTACGGAACGAGAAAGCAGAAAGACTACTTATTGGATGAGCGAATTTAGCGATTTAGGAATAAGGGTACAGGAAGGACGTACCCGCTTTTATACTGTTTGCCCGGAGTGCGATAAGACAAGAAAGCACAAGGGCAAGCAGTCATTGACGGTAAATAATGAGCCGGGGAATAGATGGTTTAAATGCCATAACTGTGGCTTTAGTGGCAATTTGGATATTCAGGACAAATACAAAAATGTTGTCGAAAATAGTAAAATGCCAAAGCAGCTACCAAAAACATACAGTAAAGAAGTGAGAGAGTATTTTGAAAGCAGGGGAATAAATCAGGGAATAGCACTCAAAGAGGGGGTGTTTGAATATACTCTTGGTGGTAAGCCGATCATTGGATTTCCTTTTTATATAAACAAAACGCTGGTAAACGTCAAATATCTGAATATCCGGTACGAGGAAGCAGGAGGCCCAAAGTGGTGGCAGATGAACAAGGAGTTTGGAACCAAGTCGATATTTTTTGGGATGCAGTCAATAAGGTTTGAGAGGGATGAGGATCCGGAAGCAAAAAAATATGTTTTATGCACAGAAGGAGAAATTGACATGCTGACATGGAAGCAGTGCGAATATAATAATGTCGTTTCAGTGCCGCAGGGGGCACCAAGTCCAAAGGCCAAGACCTTTGAAAAAGAATTTGAATACGCGGAGGATCCTTATGTAAAGAGCTTTTTCGATCCGGAGAATGTCGATCTGATAATCTTCTCTACAGATAATGATGAGCCAGGGAGGCTTTTAATGAATTACTTGGCGGTTATCTTTGGCAAGATGCGCTGTAAGTACATAAACTATCCTGTTGGTTATAAAGACATCAATGAAGTATATAATGGTAATGCAAAAAAGGAACTTCCGGCCTTGGGTAAGAAAGGCGTTGACGAGTGTTTTAATAATCTTTCATCATTCCCGGTAAAAGGGGTAATAAGACCTATTGACATTGCAGATGAGTTAGATAAATATGCAAAGCATGGGTTTGTTCCGGGGCTTGGCATTGGCATAAGAGAAGTTGACGAATTGTTTACTCTAAAGCAGCCGCATATAACTTTCCTTTCTGGCTCCCCCGGGGTAGGCAAAAGTGTCTTTGCCAGATGGTACTTGTCTGAGTTTGTCAGATACAATCACACAAAAAATATTAAGTGGGCGATGTTCACACCGGAAAATAGGCCGGTGGCAAGAGAATATGCAAAGCTGGCAGAGGTTATTGCAGGCAAGAATTTTCAGGAGGGTCAGCATAACTCTATGTCGAAAGATTTAAGAGATAGAACAATGAGGTTTATCGGGCAGCATTTTTTCATCGTTTCTCCGGACCGGAATAGCTTTGAGACTTGGGGGAATAAGATAACTGCAGAGAAGATCAACACCCTTGAATCGATATTGAAATACCTTATTTACTTAAAAAAGACAGAGGATATTTTTGGTTATGTCATTGATGCCTGGAATAAGATTGAGCATGAACAGCCGAAGAACATTACAGAAACATCATTTATTTCTCAGCAGCTTGACTATTTGATAAGCTTCAATGAGGCATATAACGTTCATGGTATTGTGATTGTTCACCCAAGAAAGATCGAGTTTCAGGGGATCAATTACAAAATGCCAAATCTTTATGATATAAAGGGATCCTCCGCTTGGAAAGAGAAAGCAGACATCGGCATCATTTTGCATCGAAACAAAATGAAAAAAAGACCAAGCGGAGAGATACCTGAAAACGCATCTGAGGAGGATAAAGTTATTGTTGATGACACCGCACCGACAATATTAAAGACTGAGAAGATTCGGTTTGAGGAGATAGGTAAGGAACGCATGATAAAGCTTGCCATGGATGAGTATGGAAGATTTACTGTTATTAAGAAGGACAACAAACAGAGCGTACAAGAAGATGTTTTTGGTGATGCAGAAAATAAAAAGTTAAACCCCAAAATAAAAGATAATGACGAAATTGACGATAATCTCCCATTCTAATTATGAGGAACAGGGCAATGCAGTATTGGTTTTGCCAGACGAATTGCCTGAGAAAACACGCAAAGGGATTTTGATTCCCCGGACAGCAAAGGAAAAACCACAGAGCGGGTTGGTTATTGATTGTGGACCGAGATGCGAAGAAGTGAAGAAGGGCGACAGGATTCAGTACTCGAGGAAGTCTGCAAGCGCAATACATATTGAAGGAAAGTTACATTATTATACAACCGAAGATAAAATATTTTACATCTATGACAGAAACGAAAATGGTGAATAACTATGAATTTGCGAAGATCCTTGATAGTTTTAAGCGGGACGTATTAGACCCGTTAGAAATTGAGGAGGGCAAGGCATTTAAGATCATTTCTGACCTTAATTATAAGTGGGCGAGCGATGAGCAACGAAAACTTGCAAATGCTAAATTTGACAAGATGGCTGCCCGTAACGCCTTTTACAAGAAGATGTATAAGGCAGGGATGGATCTGACGCTGCAGCACGAAAAACTGGTGAACAGCCTTTGTCGTTGGTATGACGTTTGGTATAACGACATCAGCAACAACGGAAAGCAAGAGGCCGAAATGATGGAGATGCAAGCGGATATGCTTCAGGGCATCTTTGTCGAGATTTACCAGGCACTTCAACCTTTAGAACTTGTTGATTTGAAGCAACCAAATGCAATGAACTTATGAGCAAGCCAAAGAGAATATATAACAACCCAACCATTGTAAGTTTCCTTGAAAACGAATGCAGTAAGATGATCTCTGGTGATGAGAAATCTTATTTTATTCCTTTTGTGTTTAAGCAAATCAAAAAAGGTTGCTGGGAATTGGTTCACCTTGATGATGTATCAAGAGAAGAAGCCGGTCTATTCGATAATATTAAATGGTTTAAAAAGATAAAAAATGAGAAGTGACTTAATAATAACAAGAATCCCTCAACATACCGAAGAGTGGTTTAACTATCGAAGGAGTGGCATAGGCGGATCGGAGATGGCTTGTGTATTGGGTTTGGATAAATACCAGACTGTTGTTCGGCTATTCCACGAAAAAATAGGATCAGTATCTCACCAGACCTTTGATAATTCAAAGATGTTCATGGGCCGGTATATGGAAGATAAGATTGCTGATCTCTGGCAATACTTCGATGGCACCGACGAGGGGTGGATAGACAACTATAAGAATAACAAAATTGTCAGACAATGCCGGAGAATAAACGGATTTGTGGTCAATCCTTCATATCCCTGGCTATTTGGATCGTTTGACCGGGTACAAAATATTAAAGGTGGGATCAATCTCATTACAGGAGAGCCATTGGAGACCGAAGCAGTATTGGAAATAAAGACGCTTAGTTACTGGTCGGCGCAAATGTGGCAGGATCAAATGCCTTTGAGCTTCTTAATTCAGGTCCATGTTTACATGATTATTCTGGAGACAAATTATGCGGAAATTGCCATATTACAGGACGGTAATCAATTCCGGGTAGAGAAGGTTCAGAGAGATGATGAGCTTTGCGAGAAGATCATCTCTATCTCGAGAATGTTTTGGGAAAATAGAGTAAGCCCCGCTAAAGATTCCTATGAGAAGGCGAAGATTGCCGAAGCAACTGGGAACATGGCTGAATATGAGAAGTATGAGGCATTGGTGCAGCAGTATGAGCCAGAACCGGACCGGTCTGAGGCATACAAAGAGTTCATGGAAGAAAGGTTTTTGAAGGAGCGGGATGTCATTGAGGGGAATATCGATCAGTATGACCTTTGCAAACAATACACTTTCCTGAACAAACTTAATTCCAGAGTTGATGAAGAAAAGACCGGTATTAAGAACCATTTGCTAAAGACTATGAACGTCTTTGGTGCGGAGGTACTGGACTTCGGGAAGTTGGGTTCCGTGTCCTGGAGTGAAAGGAAAGGGGCAAAAAACAGGACTTTTTCGGT